GCAGGGCCTACAGGGCCTACAGGGCCTACGGGCGCAGCTTCGTCTGTCGCAGGGCCTACAGGGCCTACAGGGCCTACGGGCGCAGCTTCGTCTGTCGCAGGGCCTACAGGGCCTACGGGCGCGGCTTCGTCTGTCGCAGGGCCTACAGGGCCTACGGGGCCTACCGTGTACCCCGGAGCAGGTATCGCAAACTCCACCGGATCCGCGTGGGGCACTAGCTACTCCACGACGGGTAGCGGAACATCCGTGGTGCTATCCGCGAGCCCGACGATAACGGGCACGACCACATTCGGCGGCATCAACTTGTCGGCGGCGGCTTGGGGTACGGCTGGTATTGGCTTCAGGCAGGCTGTGACTACTTACACCGACAACAGCACCGCTGCGGCTGGTACTATTACCATCGCTATTATGAATTTATTTGGCACAGCGGCTTATGCGGCGACAAATGCGAACGTAACTGTTAGTAACCTTTACGGAAACTATTTTAACGTTCCGATAGCATCGACGAACGTTTCAGTGACTAATGCCTATGCTATCTATGCAGAAGGGCTGTATGTTGCCAACAACACTAATTTTACTGCACCGGGCGGTTCTGCTGACTCTCTAATTTCTAGTAGCCAGTCCACCGGCCTTGTCACCGTGGGCAGCATTTCTGGCACCGGCACCATCACCTTGGGCCGCTCCACAGTCAGCCAGACCACCAATATCCAAGCGGGCGCGACTGCCTCAGGCTCAACCAAAACGATCAACATCGGCACGGCTGGACTTAGCGGATCGACCACGGCTATCGCCATCGGCTCCGCCATCAGTGGCGCAACGCAAACCACCACCGTTAACGGGCGCATAACACTCGCCCCTATTGGGGCCACTGTGGCGGCGTGGTCCACTGGTGGTGTGGGCCTAGTTCAGTCTGCGGCCACGTTTACGGACAACACTACTGCTGCGGCTGGTACTGTTGCAACCGCATATATGAATTTGATGGCCCCGCAAACATATGCTGCAACAAACGCTATTACCGTTACAACTCTTTACGGAACATATTTTCAAAATCCAGTTCGCAATTCCGGTGTTTCAGGTACAACGACTTACGCATTGGGTGCAGACAGCATTTCCTCTGCCGGTACAACCTCAACCTCAACCCTTACTGTTCTTACAAACGCTTCCATAGGTCTCTCTACAAACACGCAGACTTTCACTTTTGGTGGCGGAGCAACCGCATCGACTTTTGTCAAGACCGTCAACCTAGGCACTGGCGGTGTGAGCGGCTCGACCACGACCATCAATATCGGATCGACTGCCGCTGCGGGCGTTGTCACGATTAACGGGTCTATCAAGCCGCTCAGTGTCACTGCCTCTCCCGCCGCTGGCACCCTTACGCCTGCGGCAGACACAGCTAACCAATTCAACTATACCGCCCTTACGGGTATATATGTTATTGCGGCACCCAGCGGCACCCCCGCAGATGGTCAGGTTCTGATCCTGCGGTTCAAGGATAGCGGCGTTGTGGCAACCTTTACGTGGAACGCGATCTACCGGATCGTCGGCACGACACTGCCCACCACAACTGTAGCTAGCAAGACCACATACGTGGGCTGCAAATACAACTCCACCGACACCAAGTGGGATGTCATCGCCGTGGCGCAGGAGGCGTAAGTGGCAAATAGGTATCCCGCTCTTGCTACCTATAGCTGGAATAGTTCCACCGCCAACTGGTCAGCGACTTCAGGCGGAGCAGGCGGAGCCACAGCTCCCGGCACGGCTGACGTTGCAGTCCTCGACGGTGTGCCCGGTGTAGGCACGATCACACGCGCCACAGGCGCGGCAGCCACAATCCAAGGTCTTCAGCTTACCAGCGCCAATACAACGCTTGCGGGCGCAACCACCCTTACTCTTGGCACAGGCGGCCTAACCTTTAGCGCAGGTACGTGGACCGGCACGTTCACGGTTAACCTCAACTCAACCTCCTCGGTTAACCTCAACGGCAAGACAATCACTTCCCCGCTCACATTGGGCGGCACTGGTACGACCGTCACGCTGGGCTCAAGCGGCACGACGACCAAGGCGGTGACACTGGCCGGTGGCACACTGGCGCTTGGCGCGAATACGCTGACTTGCGCGTCCTTCCTTGATGGCACCACCTCTACTCGAACATTGGATTTTACGGGCGGCGGTAACATACAGGTCAACGCGACCGCCGCTGGTAGCGCCCTTGATGTTCAGAACGCAATCACGCTTACCGGCACCCCAAACGTCACCGTCAACGCGACGACGGCCATTGCCATCACCGCCAGCACGGGCACGAACCCGTTTAATCTGACGCTCACCGGCTCGCTTGCGACGATGACGCTGACGGGGTACGCAGGCACTCTCAGCGTGTCTGGCTTTACAGGCACATTCGCAACCAGCGGCACGCTCTCATTGCGCTCCGGTAACCTTGACCTATCCACCTTCAGTGGCTCTTATGGCGGCACCGGAACCCTTGGCTTCGGAAGCGCGTCTGCACAAACATTTAAGCCAAACGGCAGTCTACCTTGGGGCGTAAGCCATACCGGTGCGGGTACGCTGACACTGCAAGCCGCGTTAACACAGACAAACACGGCGGGTATCACACAAACTAGCGGACAATTGGACCAAGCTGGCTTTGCCGTGACTTGCGACCGCATTTCCATTAGTGGAACCAACGGTTGGAAACAGAGTGGCGGTACGCTTACCGTAACTGGCACTGGTACATCTTTTGCAAATAGTAGTGCCACCAACAATTTTGCTGACGCCACAACCGTAAGAATGACCTCCGGTGGTTCCGGCAAGACCTTTAACGGTGCCGGTGCTGCCAATCTCACGCTGGTTCAAGCCGGTTCAGGCCAGCTAAACATTATCGGAGTAGGCGGCGGTAATACGTCTCTTGCCGATCTTCAGGCTACAACAACCGGTACGACGATTACACTTACTTACGGCCAGACGTTGTTTGCCTCTAATTTTACGCTTGGTAACACTAATTTCCAAAGCACGGTATCGGGAACCCCCTGCATTCTTGATCTAGGCGGGTTTACACGCCGCGTCTACAACAACACCTTTACCGATGTTACCGTGACTAACGGCACCTTGCTCGCCTACACCAGTGATGGCAACGTAGACGGCGGCGGCAACACCGGGATCGTGTTTACCGCTCCCGCCTCCAGCACCAGCCAATTTTTTTCCCTTCTCATGATGTGAGGCAAGCCATGGCACTATCTATCAGTATCCCCACGGAATTCGGCATCCCGGCCACCTACTGGCGGCTGGGCGAGTACCACGACACCTTTGGCGTCAATAGCGTAGCAGTTATGCACGGCTTCGCCCATACAGACCCCGCAGACACGGACACACCTCTGGCAATCCGTGCGTTTGAAATTCTGGGAGAGCAGTATGCTCCCGGCATGGACCGGGAGGCTATCTACGCCGTGGCGAAGACGCGTGATGAGTTTGCCGGTGCGCAGGATGTGTAGTATTGCCCGCAAAGTTGCAACGAATGTCGTAAGGGGGTTTATATGCCGCTGACAAAGGGTAAGTCCCAAAAAACCATCGGCAAAAACATCTCTGAAATGGTCAAGACGGGTCACCCTCAGAACCAAGCGGTTGCCGCAGCCCTGAATATTGCCCGCAAGAGCAGGGCCGAAGGCGGTGGCCTTTACGCTAACATTCACGCCAAGCAGGAGCGGATCGCCCACGGCTCAAAGGAGCATATGCGCAAGCCGGGAAGTAAGGGTGCCCCGACGGAGCAGGCATTTGAGAATTCCGCTCGCACCGCCAAGGCTGACGGCGGCGCCGACCTTATTAAATCAGCCAAGCGTCTGGACATTCCAACTGATAACATTCCCGCCCTGCGGGAGCATCAAAAGCTTCTGGAGTTCCACAAAGATTTCAAAGGCAAAATGACTGGCCGTATTAAAGAGATGATGGAGCGGACAAGGGCAATCCGCGACCAAGGGCTTTTGCCTTTTGAGGTGGGGACGCGCTTTTCTACCCCGCACAGCCGCAAAAATGATCTGCCTCCGTTTGAAGTCAAAGGCCATTGGGCTGACCAAAAAGGTGGGTACGGCTACAATGTGGAGCGTGGCGATCCCCAAAGTGACTTTTTTGAGGCAACTCGCGTTAACGCGGGCCCTGAGAACCATGAAGGCTTTGTGCCCATGGGAGGGCTGCGGTCAGTAAAGCGCAATGGAGGTCGGATCGCCAAGGCTGACGGCGGCGCCTTAACGGAATCGGTCCATACAGGTCCAATCACCAGTAGCGTTGCCGGTCGCACTGATCACCTCCCTATGCATGTTCCCTCAGGGTCCTACGTCATTCCCGCAGACATCGTCTCGGCAGCCGGTGAGGGCAACACCTTGGCAGGCTTCCGCGTCATGCGCCGGATCTTCGGTGGCTCACCTTATGGTGGCAAGCAGGAGCCCTACGGCCAAAGCCCCAGTCCCTACAACGAACCCCTTCCCGGCAAGGCCGAGGGCGGCACGGCCACAGTCCCCATCGTCGCCGCTGGCGGCGAGCATGTCGTTTCCCCCGAGGAGGTAATGTCTCTTGGCGGCGGAGATATGGAGGCGGGGCACCGCGCCCTTGACGAATTCGTCAAACGCATGCGTAAGGAGACAATCAAAACGCTGCAAAAACTCCCGGGACCCAAAAGAGATTAATTGTAGGTGATGTATGGAAGATGATCTAATTATACGCATTGGTTCTGTCGAAGATATGGATGAGATGATGGACTTAGCCCTGATGGGCTGTGCGGAAAATGCCTTCGTCAATCCCGATCCGGGCCTTCTGGCAACCGACATGTGGTCACTCTTATCTAAAGACAGCGGCATCGTGGGCATTGTTTGCAAGGCTGACGGGCCCATTGAAGGCGCTATTTTGCTGAGTACGGGGAAGATGTGGTACTCTCATGACCCAGTGCTGGAGGAGAGGGCGATCTTTATCCACCCCGACTACCGAGCCGCCAAGGTAGGGCGTGCCCGTAAGCTTTGTGAGTTCGCAAAAAGCGTATCAGATGCCCTTGGAATTCCCCTCATTATTGGTGTATTGAGCAATAGTCGCACTGAGGCGAAAATTCGTCTATACAAGCGTCAATTCGGCGAACCTGCGGGAGCATTTTTCCTGTACGGCGCCAAGACGGGCGAAGCTGGCGGTAACTCGCCCAGCGAGGACTGACGATAGCCTTCGGGTGGAGATGATTAATGGGTAAAAAAACCTCTACTTCTACCCAACAGGTTACCATCCCGCCCGAGGTCCTTGCTCGGTACAACGCGGTCAATGCCCGCGCCGAGAAGGCGGCTAACACCCCCTTCAAGGAGTATAGCGGTCAGTTTGTTGCTCCGCTCACTTCGACGCAGCAGGCGGGTATTGCTGGCACAAATGCCGCAGCCAATCAGGCCCAGCCCTATTTCCAGCAGGCCACAAACTACCTGCAAAATGCGCAGGCATCGGCGCAGCCTTACTATCAGGGCGCGACAGATTTTACGGTTGGCGCTGGTCAACAGGGGCAGCAGTACCTTGGCGCAGCCACAGGCTATGCACAAGCTGGCGCAGGCCCAGTCAATGCCCAAGGCCTCGACGTCAACAAGTACATGAGTCCCTATCTGGGCACGGTCTTGCAGGGCACCGCCGCCCTCCAGAACCAGATGAACCAGCAGGCCATGGCGGGACAGACCGGCAACGCTATTCGCTCCGGCGGCTTTGGCGGGGACCGTGCGGGCATTGCCGCCGCGAACCTTGCTCAGCAGCAGCAGCTTGCCAATGCCAATATCTTTAGTGGGATCCTCAATCAGGGCTATAATCAGGCTCTGGGGACTGCGCAGCAGCAGCAGGGCGTCAACCTTTCCGCAGATCAGGCCAACCGTGCCGCGATGCAAAGCACCGCCGATCGCATGGCTGCCCTTGGCCAGCAGGGCTATACGCAGCAGATGGGCGAAGGAAGCCAGTTGGCTGGCCTTGGCAAAGATATCTACGGCATGGGCTACCAGACCTCGCAGGGCATGGCTGGCCTTGGTGCGGGGGCGCAGGCCGCTTCCCTTCAGGGCGCTCAGGCGCAGCTGGCAGCCGGTCAGACCGAGCAGGCAACCAATCAGGCCCTCGACACTGCCCAGTATAACCAATTCCTACAGAAGCAGTCCTATCCATTCCAAACTGCACAGTTCCTCGCAAACATCGCCGAAGGTACTGGCGCCAACTCGGGCTCCACCACGACGACCTCGCAACCGGGCGGCTTCTTCTCGGACGCCCGCGTCAAAGAGAACATTGAGAAGGTCGGCAAGACCTACGATGGCCAGCATATCTACCGCTACAACTACAAGGGTGACCCCCAGACGCAGATTGGTCTGATCGCGCAAGAGGTTGAGCACCACCACCCGCACGCAGTAGGCCTCGCTGGCGGGATCAAGACAGTCGATTACGACAAGGCGACCGATCACGCGGCTGATCGCGGCCACTTTGCGGCAGGCGGCGCTACGCCCAATCTTAGTCAGTATTACTCAGCAATGTCCCCCGCCATGCGGCAAGATGTCTCTAGCGAGATGCAGGATCTGCTTCACCCCTACGACGAGCAGCTTAAGGACCGCATGGGCCTAGCCGGGGGAGGCTATTCCAGCATGGGCGGCGGCGTGCTGCCCGAGCATACGGGGCAAGGCTTCGCTATGGGCGGCATGCCTGATGTCGGCTACGACCCATCCTACGGCTTCCTGAGCCAGTACCCACAGATGTTTGCGGGCCTCACTGGCCTTGGCGGTGGTGCTGGCGCTGCCGGAGGCGTGGGCGGCATTGGTATTCCGACACAGGGTGCTGGGTCGCACCAACTTGCCGTGGCTGGCGGGCTGTCGAAGGGCGCAAGCCCCGCCGAGCAGGCTAAGTCGATCACCGACACCGTGAAGTCCGGCATGGACACCTACCAAGCTGGTCGTGACCTCATCAAGGGTAAGAGTGGATCGGACCCGGCCCCGACTCAGGCCCCGACTCAGGCCCCGCCTCCGGCTGAGTCCCATCCAATGGATGGGAAAATCCCAACTCGGGATAACGACATTTTCCATCACAAACTGGATGAATTGGCCCCTCGCATGGCCGCAGGCGGAGACGCCTCGATGCCATACAGCCAGCAGGTCAGCAACGGGCTGAATATTCCTGACGATCAGGGCAAGACGCCGGAACTCAAGACGGCAGGGCAGGCGCCTCAAAAGGGCAAGTCTGGCTTCGATCAGACGATGGGTGTCGCTAAAACTGTCATGTCCTTCCTCCCCATGCTCGGCCTTTCCGACGCACGCGTGAAGGACAATATCCGCCCGATTGGCGAACTGTTCGACGGCCAGAAAGTTTACTCGTACAACTACAAGGGTGACCACCGCACGCAAATCGGCCTGATTGCGCAGGAAGTCGAGCATCACCACCCGCATGCCGTCGGCCATCAGCACGGCGTCAAGATGGTGGACTACGATGCCGCGACTGATCGCGCAGCCGACCGTGGCCACTTTGCGGCGGGCGGTCAGTCTGATTACCTTGCCAAGGTCATGGCAAAGATTAAAAAGATTTCCCACCCCGACCAAATTTATCAGGATCAGGCAGCAGGGCTGGCTGGCGGCGTGCCTGATACGGATATGCAGCCGACTCCGGACCAGCCTGCGGATACCCCTATGGGAGTTGGAGCCACGCCCTCAGGTCTGGCTGCTGCCACGCCGCCCGAAGACCACCCGCAATCCATCGGCGACACTTCTGGCCTTGGCACGATCGCCAAGCTCATTCGCGGCGGCGAAGGTCTGAGCAAGAACCCCCGGTCAAGCGCACTGGGCCCCTACCAGATGCTCGACAAGACCTTTGCAAGCTACTTCCGCAAGGCCTTCCCCGACCGCGCCGCTGGCATGAGCGACCATGATATCGCTGCTATTAAGCATACGCCCGAAGGCGCGGGGATCAGCGATCAGTTGGGCCCGATGTACATTGCAGATAACGCACAGGCCCTCTCCAAGGCGGGCTTTAAGCCCGATGCTGGCAACGTCTACCTTGCCCACTTCCTCGGCACGCACGGCGCTCTGTCGGTCCTAGCAGCCAACCCGAACGACCCAATCAGTGCCCATGTTAGCCCCGCCGTGGTCGAGGCCAACCCCTTCCTTCGCGGCAAGTCAGTCGCAGGTACGATCAACTGGGCTCGCAACACTATGGCCAAGCAAGAGGGTCGCCTTGGGCGTGCCTCGGGCGGGCTTGCGGGGCGTCATGGGTACGTCTGGGGTGGACCCCCTCGGAACCCTGACGATCTACAGAACCCTGACGATCTACAGAACCCTGACGATCCACAGAACCCTGACGATCCACAGAAGTCTAATTACGCACCAAGCGGCAATGTTGCCGTGAGCGAGGGTCTTGGAGCCCCCCTACGGGGCATTGACAGCATGCTCGACCCGCAGGATGAAAATGACCTCACTCGCCGCCGCAAGGGCCTTGTCCCCGGAAAGGCTGTCACGCCGCCGCCGATGACACCACAGGCGGACCCTCGCGTTGTAGACAAGATCACCACTCCCGATAGTGCCCCGTACCTCAGCGATCAGGCAGCGCAGCAAGGGCTTGAGAGACTTGTGCCATCCGGCGGGAAGCCAGAACACCACGGCCTGTTGAACAACATCTGGAACGGCGGCTACTTCACTGATCTTCGCCACGGCAAGACCGACGCAGTCCTGTCGCTCCTCAGTGGCCTAGCAGCCATGGGCACCGCGCCGACGCGCAGCCTTGGCGTAGCCCTTGCAAGCGGCCTTGGGGCTGGCACACAGGCCTACCAGCAGCAGCGTGAGTTTGAGCTCGCCAATCGCGCGACCGGCGCCCGCGAAACCGAAGTCAACGCGCGGGTGCTTGGCCAGATCATGCCCGCCATTCAGGCGCGCTTTCAGCCCTACGCCCGCACGGACACGAATGGCCAGCCCATCCCGTCGTGGATTGACCAGAGGACCGGGAGGGTGTTGGGAGCCCCTGAATACAGTCAGGCATATTCGGAGGCCGTTCAGACGGCTATGGCTGCCCTTAACCCCGGTTCTGGAAAAGTTGGGGGGACAGGCAACCCTATGGCCAATGCAATCTTGACGGCCTATGCGCCGCCGGGTGGGTCTTCTGCCCCCGCCGCCCCTGCGCAAGGCGCTCCAACCCCCGCCTCTGCCTTGGATACGGGAGTAATGAAGGCGGCGCCGACTACGCAAGCTGCGCCCGCGCAAACCCCGGAGGTTCCCGCGAAGAAGCCCTATGTCTCTCCATACGCCGAGGCTTATGACCGCCCAAATCGCCCCACCGAAGCCGAAGAGCAGGCGGCTGGCGTTCTTCCGGAATACAGCTATTATCACCAGCAGCACCTTGCTCAAACCAACCCAGCCTACGCGGCTCAGGCGACGGCGCAGATGCAGCGCATTGAAAGGGGCGAAGTCCCCCAGTTGACCACTAGTGGCCAACCCGTCAATTTGTGGCGCGATTTCACAGGGCGGGATGCTTCACATCAGGCGAGCGTGAATGTGAATAACGCCGCAAAAGCGCGCTTCCAAGAAGCGCTAGCAAACACTCCGACGGAATATCAGTCCACTATAAGCTACCTTAACCGGATAGCAGATATATCGACACGCAACGATTTGCAGCCCAATACTCAGGCATTTGCTAATGCAGCCTCTGCTGCGAGATCCGTACCTGGCCTTGGGCAATTCTTTACGCCTGCGGCAGCGCAAGCACTTTCCAGCGCGCAATCGACTGCGGACTTCACCAAAGCGCTTTACGCATCTTCCGACCAGATTGCCAAGGAGATTGGGGTGAAACTACCCCCCATTCCAACGGGCCCGATGGATACTCCCGCCGCTCGGTTTGATGCCGTCACGCGCGCCGAGACTGCGGCATATTTGAAGGAGCGCTTTGCCGCCAACTTCAACGATCACCTGAAATATCCTGACTTTAATAACATCACTAAGTGGCAAAATGATTGGGCACGTCAGAACCCATACAATGTCTATCACCGTCATGCAGTGGCAAATACCCCAATCTTCAAGGGCATGACTGCGCGAGATTTGGCTCCGTATAAGAGTGAATTGCCGCACTGGAAAGAAGGGGCAGCATTCTCGCCCGGTCACGCCTTTATTGGTCCTAACGGCAAGATCATGGTCGCCCTGCCCGGCGGCAAGTTCGCTGAAGTGAAGGAGTAATCACCATGGCAGACAATAACCAGCGGACTTATGAGGATTATTGGCTAGGCGTAATTAACAATGCATCATGGGAGAATGCCAAAAAGGCTGCTGCGGGGTTCGTTGAGGGTATTCCGAGTGCGCTTTCGATTGCGAGTCCATCCGCACCGTATGCGCCTGTAATAGCCAAAACCAGTTGGATGCCTAAATATATCAAAGATTTGGCAAAAGCTGATCCCGGTATTCCGGCATTGAAGGGGGCGGTGAAGCACTATGCGCAATACGGCAAAGGCGCGTCCCCAACCAATCTCGCACCGATCGCCAGCAATGTAGCCGAGCATTTTTACCAAGACCCTTACGCCACCATACTTGATGCCGCCCCCTTGGTAGACGCGATAGGCGGAGGCTTCAGGGGCGGCGCTGGGATGGCCGAACGTGCGGGCATGCCCGGGATGGCCGAACGTGCGGGCATGCCCGGGATGGCAAGTGCATTAAGGACGGGAGCAAAGGTGGCCTCATACTACCCAGACCCTGTAAAGTGGGGAGCCGCCGCGTTGGGCAAGGCCCCCGCCTTTGTCGCGGCAGCAAAGGCCAAGCCTTCCTATTACAGTTTGTATAAGCCGGGTGGCCAAACCCGCCTTTCCCCTGAAGCTTTTCAGGCGATCTCCGATGCGGGCATTGATCCCAAGCTCTTCGGCGATAAGGGCCTGCAAGGAACTTGGGCTGGCATTGCAAAAGATAAGGGTGTAAGCGCAGCCACTGCCCGAGAAGCGGTCTTGCGGCATGCCGGGGTGCAGACCCCCACACGCGGCACAACGATGCGGGAGGCGCCTCCGACAGGGGTGGATACCGAAGGTCATCTTACCCAAGCGCGGGCTGACGTAGCGGCCCAACAGCGACGGAAGTTTGGGGATGTCCAGACAGGGCCTCGGGCCCCAACCCCTCTCCCTACTCCCGCCTCTCCCGCACCGCCCGCTCCTCCGGTAAATATTGCGGGGCTTGGCAAATTTACCCATGACCCAGCTTCTGGGCAGTGGAAGAATGCCACTGGCGCCACAGTCTCCAATCCCAGCCTTATCACGCAAATTGAGGCGCAGGCGGCGCTACAGGCCCCGCCCCCACCTCCTGCGCCGCCCCCGGCACCCGCGCCAGCCGCTTCAGGCATCCACTACGATGACATGAAGCCCTCGCAGCGCAGGCAGTATGATATTCATCAGACGGCCCTAGACATGCTTGGCCGTCAGGATCTTGGGCCTTCCACGGCTGGCGGATCTCCGAGTAGGCTCGCTCAGGCGTTGCCGGGTGCGGTTGGTGTCGGTGCCGGTGCGCTATCAAACGCCCTCTTGTACTCTCACCTTGGGCCCTTTGCATATCCGCTGAGCGCTGCCGTAGGGGCTCTGGCGGGCAAGGGCGAGGCTGCTTTGCAACGCAGGCTGATGCCCGACACTTCGGCAACAGCCGAGCTTGCAGGCGCTCCAGTAACCCCGCCTACAACGCCTGACTTGAGCGGTGTGGGCACGGGCTTAAATGTGGCGCGCATGACCACGTTGCAGCCGATGCAGGACAAGGAGCCAGCCCCCTCCGACGAGCTTCCCGGCCTGCACCCCGGCGAGTACGGCCAAGTCTACACGGCGGACGATCTCGCGCGCATGTCGAAACCCCATGCCGCAGGTGGTCGCGCAAACTATAAGAGCGGCGGGTCAGTCGGGCATGTGGAGCCGCTTGTTAGAGACTTGATGAACCGCTACAAGAAAGCCAAGAGGGACGAAGAGGCAGGCTCTAAGTCGCTTCTGAACCATTCCGATGACGCGATCGTCAAGGCGCTCAACGTTGCCAAAGATGCGATCTAAGGGGACTTAAGATGGCGACCTACACCACCAACAAAAACCTCATTGAACCGGCGTATAATGCGCCAAATTGGGATGTCAGCCTCAACAGCAATTTTACCGCGATCGACAGCGCGCTTGGGGGGTACACAGGCCTGAACCCGACAGGCGCTTCCGGCAATGTTGATTTAACCTCTGCCCAGTATACCCCGCAGATCATCATTATTGGCCAGAGCATATCCACCCCGGCCAACCTGACTGCTAACGTCATTTACCGTCTTCCGGCTGGCGTTGGCGGGACATGGACGGTCTACAACAATACGACCGGCAGCTTCACCATCACGTTTGCCAGCATTGGTGGCGGATCTTCGGTGCAGATCCCGCAAGGCGCGACAACCGCCATCATTTGTGATGGTGCCAACTTTGGCTTTGCAGACAGCGCGCAGAAGGTCTTCCAGACCGTAGACGGGCAAGTCCTCTTCTCTTCGGGCACTGCGACTAGCTCCATTCCCGCTAGGATCACGGGTGCCGCTAGCCTGTTCTATGATGCCCCGAGCGGCGCCTTGCGCTTCTACGGCTCGACTAGCGGCTACACGGGCCTAAAGGCGGCGGGCGCAGTGGCTTCCTCGGTGACCTTCACGCTCCCGGGGAATGACGGTACTGCTGGACAGCTTTTAACCACCGACGGCAGCGGAAACCTGTCTTGGTTGTCACCTATCTCCATCAGCTTCCCTGCCGCTGGCATTGCGGTTTCCACCGGCACGGCTTGGGGCCCGTCTTTGGCTGCCCCGAGCGGTGCGATCGTCGGCACCACAGGGGCGCAGACACTAACCCAGAAGACCTTGACGGCGCCGACAATCACTGGCGCCACTAGCATTACTGGGGCTCCGGTCATTTCCGGCGCAGACATCACTACGGCTGCCTCAACGGTTTCCGCCGCCGCCTTCACCCTCACACCCGGCGTTGCGCCGACAGCACCGGCCAATGGTGACATGTGGATTGTGGGCGCAAGTCTATTTGCACAGTTGAATGGCTCAACGGCGACGATGCTCAATGTGGCGTCATCAAGCCTAACATCGAACGGCTACGTAAAGCTCAACAATGGCCTGATTTTGCAATGGGGTCGGACAACCGTGAGCCAAGATAGCAGCACCACCATCACTTACACAGCTAGTGGCCCGGGCTTTTCAACATTTGTTCAGCCTATTGCCACTGCCGTATCTATTGCAAATACCACAGATAGTCAAAACACCGGCATAAGTTCATATAATGGCACAACGGGATTTACAATTAGTAATGCCAATGACTACACTGCAACCGTAAGCTGGTTCGCCATCGGCGTTTGATAAGGGGAACCTCCATGCCTTCTCTCGATCCTCAGGTCTTGTCCTCGCTTATCAGCGCCGCCGGAGGTGTCGTCGCAGGGGCGATGGGCGGCAACTGGTGGGGCAAGAAGCAATCCACCCACTCACCCCATGCCGATCGGTGCGACAAAATCTGCTCGCTGCTCGTCAACAGCTTCGACAAGCTACTGACGGCCCTTGAGGTGGCGGGAGAACCCCCAGCCGTCAAAGTAGCCATCCGCGATGCACGGGATAGCATCGTGACAGCCAAGAACTATTTGGGTATATCCGGATCTGAAATCCATCTTGATCAATGAGGAAATGCCTGTGGCGGCTCTAGGTAATGTACGATGGCTCACTATTCACTGCGCCGCTACGCCGGAGGGGCGTGACGTCAGCGCTTTGCAGATTTGTTCGTGGGATCAGGCTAAGTTTGGCCAGACGTCCTACCACTGGGTGGTCGAGCTATCGGGCAAAGCCGTCCGCACGCTACGCGACGATCGCAAGGGCGCCCATGTGGCAAAAAACAACACTGGCAATATCGGCGTCTGCTATGTCGGCGGTATGGACAAGGATATGCACAGGCCGCAGGATACGCGCAACGGTGCGCAAAAAGCTGCGATCCTTGAAATCATTAAATTTTATCAAGAGAAATACCCGGCCATCATTATCCGGGGGCACAACGAATGGCCGGGAGTGACCAAGGCGTGCCCCAGCTTCAGCGTCCAAGACTGGCTGAAGGCAGAAGGAGTGAAACATGCTAGTTAATTTTCTTGATTGGGTAGTCGCCCGCCTTTCCGAGCCGTCGTCGATGGCCGGTATTGCCCTGCTGATCGAACACTTTGGGTTTGGCCAGCCGGTTGCAATGAGCGTTTCCAACATTGTGATCACAGCCATTGGCTTGCTGGCAGTTGTGATGCACGAAAAGGCCCCGGCGTAATGCTGCGCCTGCTGCTGGACCTCCTAGTGGCCCTGAGGGGGCTGCTCGGCCTCATTCATGACGAGGGCATTAAGGCTTCGGTCCAGCAGCAGGATCAAAAGGTATTAGATGACAATGTCTCAAAAGCAGAAGCTGTTCTGGTCAGCCCCGATCCTACTCGCGATAAGCGGCTGCGCTCACGTTTCGATGCCGCTGAAAAACCCGATTAAGGGTGATTACTGCCGGATCGCAAAGCCTATTTTTTATGATAGCGTAAAGGATAGCGTCAAAACGATCCAGCAAATCGAAGCCCACAATTCAGTCTTTGTGTGCCTTTGTGAGGGTGACTGTCCCAAGGGGTGAGCCATCACCTGAAATGATGTCGATAATGCCGCCCTCCTGCAAACAAAAATCCATTTGCCGAAGAAGGTCAGCGACGGCCTCAAGTTGTTTTGCGGCTGTCAGGTAAGCACTGTCCTCACCTTCGACAGGCATCGCGTGGAAGTTCTGCGTAAATTCGTCGATACAGTGCGTGCAGAGAAGCGTCTTAGAAATTCCGTGTTCGCAAGTCGAAGTTGTCTGTGGAACCGAATTCAGCTTGGACGTCAGATATCTAATGATGTTCATACAAACTCCTTGATCTTGCCGATATGCATGCAATTCAAGCTGATAGGGCCGCGCGATGCAAGCCCAGATCGGCCAGCACTATCGTCCTTGTAGAACTCGTTGACGACCAGAAAATCACAGCTAGATAGCTCCATGGCCAGTTCTGCAAGAGATTGCGCAGGATGATCGCCAATGATTTGATGCACGAGATTTCCCGAAACACTCGGCATATGCATGGTGAAGATAAAACGCATATAATTCCTCAAGAAATATAGTGGGAGCAGGAGGGCCCGCCCCCACCATTTCCTTGCTAATTAACCGAAATCTTCACCGTCGTCAAAGCCCGGTACATTGTCGTCTGCTGAGACTTTTGTAGAGCCAGTGGACGGCGGTGTTTCACTGCGGCTGGGGGCAGTCGGAGCGCCACCCTTCGAGGTAAAGACGAGGTCGGCAGGACGGGCAACCCACGAAACAATCTCAAACACCGGAGCGTAGTTTGTGGACCTCTTCGTGCCCTCGCCCGTCGTGATGGGCTTGGGATCAGCCAGAACAACCACAGGCAGCTTGCCCGGGTTTGCCTTTGCGCCCGCTTCGTAAGCATCGTGAAGGGCGCTAAGGCCCATCAGGAACGACTTGGCGGTCGAAGCCAGTTCACGAACATCGTTGCCGCAATCCTTGGCAAGACGCACCAGAATGCGAGCGCCCTGCTTGTGCTTGTCAGAAGGCCTTTGGCGCGGCCCCTCACCGATACGGGCCACAGCGAAATCAGGAGCGCTGCCCGTGTCGAAGTTGATAAAGCCAACTTCAATGTTCTCAAGGTCAAACACGGCCTTAAAGATTTTGGTAATATCGACTTCGTCGTTTTCCCCGTTCACGCGATCGCGGCGCACCATGCGCCCGGCCTTGGCGTTGAACTTGATGATGGGGATGATTTCGCCGCTGTCCGACGAGAAGTTGAAACCGAGAGACATACATTTACCCTTTGCAATTGTGCGGTGATCTGGCCCACCGCTTGCCTTACCGCGTTGGTGCGGATTTCGTTAAATGCCCCATATCTCAAACGCCGTCTGGCGCGCGATCGGGTCATTGAAATGGTACGTGTCCACATCGGGCACCACGAGGGAAGCAAGCTCCATCGGGTCTTCGCTGAGAGACAGAAAGCGCTGGATCGTCAAAGCAACCCGCTCAAGCGAATGCAGGTGGTCTCGGTGGTTCTCCAACTCATATGTCGCCGTCTTGCTCGGCGTGACGTAGGCAATGCGAGCAGATAGGTTATCACCTCGCACGCGCTTGTAAAGCGACACCTGACGCGCATGCGGGTTGCTGATTTTTGAAGGCAACTTCTGAGTCGTTTTGAGATCCACGAGGATGCCCTTGTGTTCCCACTCAAAGTCGTAGTAGCCGATGAGCGGGACAGACAGGCCCTCAACTGCGTGAGTGATATGCCCCTGTGCCGAGGAAGGGATGCCGTATTGGCGCAATTCCGCAAGGCCCCGCTTCACCATCTCCGGCAGCGAGGCGCGCTCCTTCTCGACACGAGAGTCGAATATCATCGCCGTGAGCTTGTTAAACTCCTCGCGCGTGATCGCCACGCACTCGTCCAACGATGCCTGAGGATTAAATAGGCCGTGGGCTATACCGGACTCCACTGACGTCCCGCGATGGGCTGCGGGCCCGACGGGGCTGGACTTCTTAAAAACCTTTTGCAGCAGGAACGACGCCGGTGAGGTCGTGAAGGTGTTGCAAGAGGACGGGGAAAGGTGCTGAATGCCAAAGCGCTCAAAAGGGGTCATGCCATAAAATCCTTAATCAGGCCTTGTATCTCCTCGATCAGGCCCAAACTGTCAACCCTCTCTCGGGGGGCATTATGTGGAAATAATTATCTTGCAATGTACAAAAATATGTAAGAGAAAGCGTTTGCCTGATTAGGGCTGTTACACAATGTGATAGGATACAAAGAATGTTTGATATCGTTGAAAATGCCGTGACCCCTCAGAGTTCGCTCCCGCGCTCCCCCGCCTATCCCTTTAAGAAGTTGGGCGTTGGCGAGGCATTTGACGTCCTTGACGACATGGGCTGGAATGAGCGCCGTAAAAAGTCGGTTCGGCAACTGAGTGTCCGCGCCTCAGCCTATGCCTACTCGTACCGCACCGCCGACAGGCCGCGCTTCAGTGTCGGAGAGGCACCTGATCGCGAGGGCTACATTCGTTGCAAGCGAGTTGCCTGACGGGCATCTAGCGAGGCTGCTGATCGGATCGGTATCCCTTTGGGCGGTTGTCTGCCTGCTGATCTTGGCCAGCCCTTCATCCTGACTTTATAAACGGCAACGCGCTGCCGAAGGATATTATCATGCTTACTGAAGATGAACGCGCTTGGCTTAGGCTCCAGCGCGCGGAAGACGCCCTGCAGCGTAAATTGCAGGATTGCCGCACCCAGAAACTTATGATCAAAAGCAACCTGATGCACGCCCACGGCGTTCGCGGTTTGCGAGACTTTGCCCTTACCAACCTGATTAAAATTGGAGCATAATGACATGGCCGACTCAAACGATGACCGTCTTCGCCTGCTGATCGAGCGTGTAGAGCGCCTTGAGGAAGAGAAAAAAGGCATTTCCGATGACGTCAAGGATGTGTACCTTGAGGCCAAGGCGATCGGGTATGACCCCAAAATCATGCGCGCCATCGTTCGCCTTCGCCGCATGAAGCCCGACGATCGCCGCGAGGCCGACGCGCTTCTCGAAACATACAAGTGTGCATTGGGAATTGACTAATGATCTATCTCGGCATTGACCCCGGCCTCAGTGGTGCCATCTGTGTGTTTAACATGACGGAAGGCTCCATCGACATCATTGATATGCCCACTGTGGAGGTGACGCGAAACGCAAAGTCAAAGCGCGAAGTTAGCGCGCAGCTTTTGTCGAGCGAGATTTCCAACGCCCTGCTTAAGGGGCGGGCGGTGGCTTTCCTTGAAAGGGTCGGGGCAATGCCGGGGCAGGGCGTCACCAGCGTCTTTTCTTTTGGCCGCTCGGTAGGGATTGTCGAGGGGGTCTTGGCCTCCTTCGACATCCCAACTACCATCGTGCCTCCCGCAGTCTGGCAAAAGGCTGTGGGGGTTCGCGGCGGCAAGGACGGCTCTCGCGAGAGGGCTATGCAAATTTTCCCGGCGGCTGCCCCGCTGTTTGCACGCAAGAAAGATGATGGGAGGTCTGATGCGGCGCTGATTGCCTATTATGGATCCAGCCTATAAGGCTCCACCCCGCACTTTCGCCCGCAAGGGGTCTTTATGTCTATTCAATTTGATGAAGAATTCGCGGGCCCGAGAGAATATGCAAGCCTTTACAGGCAGTTGGGTCTGCAAGTCGTACCGGCCAAAAGCCCGTCAGAGGACACTTCATGGAAGCGCCCGATCGTCAAGTGGCGTGAGCATGAAAATGAGTTGGTGGATCAGGCCACTTTTGACAATTGGTATGGTGCATGGGGCGAGCATAATCGCCGCACCAACATGGGCGTTATCAGCGGGAAGGCCTCGGGTAACCTGCTTGTGGTCGATATCGACCTGCAAAAGTTTCCGAGGGCCAAAGAGTGGTGGGATGATCTTGTCGATCTCTATAACCACGGAATTCCGCTCCAGACGCCTACGCAGCGCACTGGCGGCGGTGGCCTTCAAATCTTTCTGCAAGCCCCTGAGTGGTACACCCCGCCGACAAATAAGACGACGATAGGCGTTGATATTCGCGGTCAGGGTGGCTTCGCCGTGATCCCTCCGTCGCTCCACGAGAGCGGCAAGAACTATGAGTGGCTCAAGGGGTACGAGCCTTGGGTCGTCGAGCTACAGGAGGCCCCTGTGTGGTCTCTGGAGGCCATAGACCAGTTGCTTGAAGAGTACGGCGGGGTCAGTGCTGGGCCGCGCGAAAAGACCGAAAGCGCGGGGCAGTCAATTGACGCCTTCGGCTCGATCGTTGATGGGCGCGAGGATTATATGCGCCGCCTGATCTGGGCGCGTATTGTTGACCTATATCGGGATTGCCCAATCCTTGCACCCGCCACTATGGAGGAGGAGTGCAGGGATGCGTTCAGCCTGTACGCTACTAGCGTAAAGTCCCGCATCGCCGAGCCCGGTACGGACAATGCCGTTCTGTTAGAGCGCGAGGGGCGTGGCTGGACTGAGTTTCGCAAGAAGTGGCACATTGCCCTGTCGAAGTGGGCTGGCCCCGTTAAAGAGGCTGCGTCCATCCCAAAAAAAGCCTCCGAGGACAGGGTTATCGCGCCTCCCGCGCCCGTCCTCGAAATGGTTCAGGGGGATGATGGGGTTTTTAGGCCCAAGTTTGAGCCGTTCACGCTCTACAGCGTAACCATGATTAAGGAAATGCCCGACCCCAAGTGGTTGGTGGACGGCATGATCGTGGAGAATGGTCTGGGGTTTGTCGCGGGCCCTCCGGGGTGCGGCAAGTCTTTCTGCACCATCAGCTTGGCCTTGGCGATCGCGGCTGGCCTGCCTGAGTGGCAGGGCAAGACAATCCACAAACACGGCCCTGTGATTTATATTTCATCCGAAGGTGTATCGGATCTCAAGTTCCGCATCACGGCATGGGAGCAGGAGACGGGTATCAGCGCCGCCGACATTCCATTTTATCTGATCAGCCAGCCGATTAATTTTATGGACAACGGCGAAATTGCGCGCCTGATCAACACGATAAAATACTCCGACCTTTTGACAGGCATTGAGCCGGTGTTGGTGGTCGTGGACACCGTCAGCCGATCGCTTCCGGGCGCAGATGAAAATCTGCAAAAGGATATGACCATGTTTATCAAGGCATGCGACGAGGTGCGAGTGGCTTTTGGCTCGACTGTCTGCGGTGTCCACCATACTAGCCGACAGGGGAACTTGCGTGGGTCAACTGTCTTCGACGGTGCCGCAGACTTTATTTTTATGATGGAGCGCGAAAGCGGAAACTCGATTGGCACCTTAACGGCCCGCAAAATTAAAAGTGCGCAAGACGGTTGGGAGTTGTCGTTTCGGTTGAAGCCAGTTGAGATCCCCGGCATCGTTCCGCAGAGTAGTCTGTATTTTGAATTTACCGCAGAGAAGCCCGACGCGCCGAGGAGCGAGTGGCCAAGTATGCATGTGTGCCGCCAGATCCTACGCGCCATGTCGGAGGCGTGGGACGACAGCAAGCCGTGGTCCACTCAGCCCAACACCCGCAGGGATGGCCGCTACGCAGCCGTCCTTATGGCGCGGTGGGATGTAGAGGAGCGCACGGCCAATATCATGCTGAATGACTGGCTACTTAATGGCGTGATCGAGGTCGAAATGCGTGATACCAAGACCCGGACCAAAGGTATCCGAGTGATTAACTACCTGTATGGAGATTGAGGTGATTTATGGCAAAGCATAAAGGTTTTCAGGCAAAATATCCTTTCGTAAACATGCGGCTCGGCGACGTCGTGAGCTTTGTGCTGGAGAGTCCTGTGGAGGAGCGCAGGCTTCGCAATGCGGCTGCCAATGCGAATACACGGTTCGACTGGCACATTCGCGGTCGCAAGATTGCTGATGATGTCATCACGTTTACGAGGCTCAAGTAGGATGGGCCAAATGTTGCCAGATGGGGATATCGTGGAGATGTTAAATCCAGTTTTGTCTGCCCGAGATTTCGCTGGCATTTTGGCACGCCGCGCCCATTTTCTTTCAGTGTCAGCCCCTTGGGGTGTCGATCCAGACGGCGTTCTGCTCCGACAGGCCGCTGAAGTGATCTGTGATCAGGCGGATTGGATAGATCTTCTCGAACAGGAAGTGCCGGATAAAGACGATCAAGTGCAGGAGATGTAAATGAGAACCGATATCATTAAAATTGCCGCAAAGCATTACAACACCACGCCGCAGCACTTGAAGGCCAAAGGGCGCTTCGCCGTCTACAAGGCTTTGCGGGTTCGCGGCGCTACATATAGCGACATTGGCCGATGGATGCTTCGCGATCATAGTACAATCATGTATGGTGTCAGGCAGGCTGACAAGCTGATGCAGGATCCGGTTTATCGAGACTTGGTTGAGCGCATGATCAACTTCCGGGTGGCGCCTTATGTGGAGAAAAGTGCTGGAGGCCTTCAGCCGAAGGGAGGACTTGTCCCTTCGCGCCCGGGATGCGAGGATTAAGCATTTGGAGACTGAGGTGCTGGGAAAGAATGCCCGCATCAAGCTTCAAAAAGATGAAATCATGCGATTGCATGTTATATTGAAGGAAAACGGATATGCAGAAGGATCATGACGAGGTTAATCACCCGAGACATTACACGCAGGGCGGCATTGAGTGTATCGACGCGATTAAAGCAGCCCTTGGCCCCGAGGGTTTTATAGCCTTTCTACGCGGGCAAGTGATGAAGTATAATTGGCGCGCCGGTTTGAAAGGGCCCGCCCTGACAGATGCCCGCAAAAGCCAGTGGTACAATGATTATCTATGCATCGCATTGAAAGAGGTGCAGGAAGATGCGGATACTGAGGCAGAAAGGGCATATGCAAAATTCTCTGATACCAAAGAATTCCTTAATCCTCAGTTTGCGTGCCCAAAGAGAGATGCAAATCAGAGAACGTAACGATCGGGCCCGAACCGACATAAAAAGCGGAATGCCAAAAGATGTGGTGAAGAAAAGGCACGGCCTGTCTGAAACCGCCTACAACCAGCTTCGAGGACATGTTCATGCGGGCTGGGTAAAATAATTATATTATGGAGAATATATTTATGGACCACGAAAATTGTGAATTTTGTTATTTTGGCATTGTCCAAAATGGAGGTTTCTGGGGCAAGCTCGTCATGTGCCGCTTTACACCTGAGGCTGTCACCAAGGAGGTGGATGACTGGTGCGGCAGCTTCCTGCTGGATGATACCAAGGTAGATCCGGAGGATTATAGGCAGGACGACCATAGGGGCGAATTTTAGAACCCAAGCTAAAATCTTGTTGACATGGGTTATATGGCATATTGGACGACACTTAGTTACACAAATTATTTTATGAAAGGTGACAACATGACGCTAGCATTCCACAACGACCCTGCACTGGCGGAACAAGTCCGCGCGCAAGTTGACGCACACACCGCCGCCGACGAGATCGTGCAAGGCAAATACTGGGAAAACGGCAAGGGCTGTTTCATCGGCTGCTTGGCCCACAGCGATAGCGCCGACAAGGTGCAAGCGTTGACCGGCTTCCCGCTCATGCTGACCCGGATCGCCGAAAACATTTTTGAAGGGCTGGATAACGCGACAGCCAAGGGCTTCCCGCAGGCCGTGATCGCCGCGCCGCCCGTGGGCGCTGATCTGTCACTTGTGCCGTGGCAGTTTTTGTACTGGTGCGTGTCCGATACGCTGCACCAGTACGCCGACCCGGACACGCAAGCCGCTTGCGTGCCCGCCGTGCAAGTGCTGGCCGATAAGGCGCAAGGTCGGCCTGTAACAGCATACGTCGCCGCAGACGCCGCCGCCGCCGCCGCACGCGCTGCCGCACGCCCCGCCGCCGCACGCCCCGCCGCAGACGCCGCAGACGCCGCCGCCGCAGATGCCGCAGATGCCGCAGATGCCGACGCATACGTCGCATACGTCGCCGCCGCCGCCGCACGCGCCGCCGCATACGTCGCATACGTCGCAGACGCCGCCGCAGACGCCGCAGACGCCGCCGCCGCAGCACGCAAGCGGCAGGCCGACAAGCTAATCGAATTGCTCGCCGCCGCGCCAATCAAGGGAGTTTGACACCATGACCGCCCCCACCGAACAATCAATCCTAGCGTTCCTGAATGGCGAAGGCCCGCTAGACGGCAAACATTTTGGCGAAAAGGACGAGCGCGGTCATGCGTTTTGGTGGCGCAAGTATTTGCCTGCCCTAGCCCGTCGCATTGAAGCCGAGGCGGTGCCGATTGACCCTGAAGCATGGGTGGATGATTTCCTTATTCCCACACGGGCAAACACAATCGCTTTTTATGAACGTAGACAGGCTTCTTGCCGCCTCGCCGCCACCGCCAAACACAGGAGCAACCCCGATGGATGACCTAGACAAGCGGGCGAGTGGGCTGACTGCGATGGAGATTGAGCGCATTACAGGCTGGCAAGGTCCCGGAGGCGCTGCCTACAACGTCATCAGTACCGAATTGGTGAAGCGCGGTTTGTTGAACCGCGATTGGTCGCTGTCCCCCCTCGGCCTAGCCCTCAAAGCCCACATCGAAAGGACCACCAATGACCCAAGCTGAACTGGCCGCGCTGAGTGATGCGGCAGGCAGGCCCGGTATGGAAGGCGCTGCCGCGTATAACCAGTTCGTTCTGGCCTTAGTGAACGCATATCGCGCCAACCACCTCGCAGTGATCGGGCCGGATGCAGTGGATCGGGTGGCGCGGGCGCTTGATAAGGCGCTTGCGTTTGACGTTGAACTTGATGTGCGGGTCGACGAGCTAACACACGAAGAGCGCTGCAAGATCGCCACAGCCGCCATCGCCGCGCTTACGGAAAGGGTATGATGGGGGATTTTGAACGCGCGCGCGATGCCATGTGTGACCTGAACGCCGCCTGTGCGATCATCGCCATTTGCGAAGGCGGCATTTTCAGGACCGCAAAGGGAAACGCTTTTGCGGACCACATCGCGAGCCTGTGCAAGCAGCACGCGGAGAAGCAGTTGGTCGACCATGATCGGAACCACCCATGATCAGCGAACAATCATGGCCAAGGCCAAGCGTGAGGAAGCCGACGCCATCGAACGCGGCGAATACAAGGAACCGAGAGCATGACCGAGTCCACTGTTACGAAGAAAGATCGAGACGCCGCAGTAAACGCTTACTATATTTGCTACGAGTCTACTTGTTACGATTACGAGCCGAGCTCTACTTGGATAGACGCCCTGATCGGTGGAAGACTTGATGACGACAACCTCATTCAAGCCTTTGCCCGCCACCGCGAGCAAGCCCGCGCAGCCGGTCTTGCCGAAGGGGTCGCGCTGGGGATTGAGGCGGGGGCGCGGTACGTTCAGGACAACTACCCGCATGACAAGCGTGCGCTGGTGCCCGCCATCCGCAACCTTGACCCCGCCGCCATCATCGCAGCGCGGGCCGTAGGCACAGTCTACGTGCCGGTGGGTGACAGCGATGGGGACGACGGAGCATGACTGGCAATCTGAGCGAGGAGAGCCTCGCACAGGCGATGCTCAAGATAAAAAAGCATGCGGAGCCGCTGAAGCCCTTCCTGCACCCCACTTACATGCTGGTGCCTCGCGCGACTGTTCAGGAGGTGGCCGATAAAAAGGGTATCACCTTTGAGGAGGCTAAGGCCCATCTCTACGACATTGCCGAGAAACTGGAAAAGGCACTGCGCTAGATCGCGCTGATGCCCGAGTGTTTGGACCCGGCTGCGGACATGTGCGAGATCGCCATGTTTGCGCTGAAATAGGATGAGGAAATAGAGCAATGACCGAACAAACACCGCCCGATTGGGTACTGATCGAAGCCGCAAAGCGCGCCAACCATAATCTCACGCCTGCGCGACTGCGGGCAGGGTTATTGGCTAAAGCTGCCCGCCCATATTTTGACGCCCTCTGCGACATGATCCTGCGGCACGAGCAGCCGCCCGTGGACCGCAAGATCCTGTGCGCGCGTGAGGCGATAGCAAGGGTACAGGATGTGTCTGAAATGGTTCAGGCCCACTGGCGTGAGGGACGCAACGACAACACACCGGGCCTTCAATGGACAGTCCGCGCCATCGAGCTCTGGGAGGAGGGATATGGGAAATGACCGCCTTGTGCATCATTGGCGCGATTATCGCCTATTTTGCCGTCACCATCCCGCTGGCGATCATGCTTGGCCGGTGGCTTTCACACCATAAGGACACGTAAATGACTGACGATGAAGTTATGGATCTGTGGAAGCGCGCCTTTCAGATTTGGCACGATAGCGATGCTCGTCCTGTTGGTAACCACAACGCTGATGATGTGGCCGCCGCTGCCGTCTTGAGCAAAGCGCTTGAGAGCGCCGTGCTTGCTGCTGCCCGCCAGACAAGGGACGCAGCCCTGTATAACGTGGAGCGCTTATGGTGCCCTAGTCTGCCGCACGAGGCGCGCGAGAAAATCCTGCGTTGCATTGAGGGCATTCAACTTGATGCAGTAACCGGAATATGGAGGCTTGGGCGTGACTGACGAAGAATCTAAAAAAGACGCGATGACCTTTCTCTATGGCTTTGAAAAGGGTCAGACGCACGAGCGCTACCAGATCGTGGCTTGGTTGCGCACCCGATGGGGAGACGGGCCGGGGTTTTTGGCAGACGCCATCAAAGCAGGAGAGCATCTGAAATGACCGAAGAAGAATTCAAGCACAAAGATATCTCTGATGCCTTTGACGAGTGGCGGGCGATGATCCTGATGTCTTTAGACAAGCACGGCGCCCGCCTGCCACTTCACCCATACAGGGATGCTGTAGATGAAGTGGCAAATGACGCGGCAATCCACGAGCGTAAGATGATCGTGCGATGGCTGGCCAAAAATGGGCGCAACCAGATTGCCGAAGCGATCGAGGCAGGCGACCACCTGATCCCTTGAACCTCTACTCCTCCAGCGTACCGTCTAGCTCGGGCAACTCTCGCGCAAGCTGGCGGTACGTTTCGTATTCGACATAGGCCTGCTTGGCCTCGGCACCCAACCAAAAATAGTACAACATCACAGCTTCGACCGCTTGAAGCGCAGAAAGTCTGCGCCGTCCTCGACATCGCGAAAGGCCGTGACCTTGGGCTGCTCAGTGCCGCGAGGCTCGACCACAGTCACGACGGACTGTCCGGTCTTCTGCTCGGCGAACCCGTTGACGATCGCATAGCCATCAACTTCTTTGTAGCCGCGCGCCCGGATCAGGGTTGCGTCCCGGCCATTGTCTAGTTCGTGCTGCGACGTCCCGAACGTGTGCCGGTGGAAGGCTGCGTAGATGTCGGCGGCGCCGCCGGAGAACATCGCGGCACGCTTCTGGCCATGAAGCTCGTTGTAGATTGACGAGCCCTTAAAG